ACAGTCGAATTGAACACTGGGCTCTGGTATCCCTGGGATATAAGGCGTTGAAGTTCCACCCCGGGTAAAGAAGCCAATCGCCGGCAGTGTCGCATTCTCTGGTAATCTAGGGCAGTATATTTGAGAACCCACCAGAGCTATTAGCGGATTAGTCGCTGGTGAAGCGGTGGTTAAATAAGTTCTTATAATTGAATTCGTATCTGCTATTGCCATTTAGTTCTCCAATAGAAAAAGCCCCTCGATTTGAAGGGCTTTTGGGTTTTTGACTGATTTAATTTATTTAATTATTAGTCCCTATTTTTAAGAGCTTTAATGCTACACTCAAGACACATGTCAGGATATGCTCTCCCTGACCTAAAGAATCTGCCACAAAAAGCACATTTATATACTTGAGTATAAAGTTCCCGTATCTGTTTTACTGATTTGCCCATGATTTTTACTCCTTTTTAGTTCTGCTTTGAGTGCTCGGTTTTCTTCTTGTAATTCTCTAATTTGCTTATCTTTGCCATCAAGATATCCTTTCTTGAAGCCATCTTGATAGCCTTTATTGTGGCTCTGGATATGTCCATTTCTACAGCCAAGTTCAAGGTTTTCTAGCCGATTATCTTTTTTATTTCCATTCTTATGGTGAACCAACTCAAAGGGTTGAAGGCATCTACCCAAGTGGTTTGCCATTACAAGCCGATGCTCACGAATATAGCCCCTTACAGCCATTGAATAGAAGAAGTCATCTGGATATACTCTTATAGCTACATAACCATTGTATAGCCTACAAACTCCACCTTTCCAATTCCCGCTGTTTTCCCTTAGACGATTGGGCCCAGTATATTTATTATTACAAGCCTGACACCTTTTACTTCCTTTACCATAGTTACTTAAAGATACCCAGCGTTCCTTCCCACAATCAATACAAGCTCGCCAAACAAGTCGGTCGTGCCCAACTCTCCCAGTATCACTAGCCTTTGCAATCTCTCCTATCTTTGGCATTTTATCACCTCCAAGTCTATTATACCATACTTGAAGGTTCTATTGCAAATGTGCTTTAATTCTACCGCCAACCTTTCCTGCGGTAAATGCCTTATCAAGGGCAGGTTTAAAGTAGGGACGGGCGTGCATTTTCACCGTCCCAGTTTCCAAGAATCCACCATAACCTGACGTAGAATAGACAGCACCCTCTATCTTGCTATCATCTACGACTCGTTCTGGTTCAGCATCTTTGCCTTGCCTGACTACACCCATCCCAGAAACTTCACCAGCTATTGACCTCATATTATGCCCAGTTAGCTTTGGCGAGTCCTTTACAGCATCACCCCATATATCCACTACAGTATCTCTCATACCGAGTTGAGATGCCTTCTTGGTGCTGTTTTCCACGTCTTTTATTTTAAGGTTTACTATAAAACTTGTCGTTATCTTCATCTTACTGTTCTCAAGTAACATTCTTTGTGATGGCTGTCTATACCGTCTTGCCTATCCTTTACTAAAAGAATCTCGTATTCTACCCATGCATCCACAGTTCCCCAGTAAACATAAACTCTATCCTGTTCAGTGATAGTTACATCCCCAAGAAAGAGTTGATAGTCAGCAACAACAAGCTCAGCCCCAACTTTTAGTTCCACGCCACTCACTGGCATTATTCGGCAAGCTATATCAGACAAGTCGGGAACAACAGCCCATGTTATAGTAGGGTTGCCATAGGTATCGGGAACTCCTTCTGTATAGCGATAGACTGAAGCCCAGTTAATTAAAAGAGACGTATAGCTCATTAATTTCTCCTCTGTTCAACTTGCTCAAGCAATTCCGCCATAGCTCTGCCTTCAGGTGTTAATTTGAATCTTCCCTTGCATTTTAATCCCGTCATATTTTTCTGAATACAGAATTCATCTATTAGTTCTAAGGCTTCTATATCACTAAATCCTGCTTCCATTGTTAATTGAGCAAATGAATTTCTTTGGTCTTCGTTTAGTTCTTCTCTCGTTACCATTATTCTATATCCTCAGAAACGGTGGTATCTTCTACCCCGGACAAGTCCATCCCAGAGATTTCAAACACAGGAGTTGAGGCATCCTTTTCCTCCAATTCCTTTTTCAGTTTATTCATATTCTCAATGGTCTTCCGGGTATATGAGTAATCACCTATCTTTTCACTGGCAAGTTCTCTGGTAAGCGCCCCTATCCATGCCCCTAACGCATCAGCGGCCGCCAGGTTGAGATTGTTCGAGTTCTTTGTCAGGAAATACGTCAATTCCTCATCGTTGAACTGGGCATCAGTGGTCGGGACTATATCAGTATCGCCTATCATCAGGCGGAGTTTACCGATATTATCTGTTATATCATAAGTCCATGTGCTCATTTATATCTCCTCAAGGTTCTAAGTGGTAGGCTATCTTAAGTGCTAATGTACTTGTACCAATAGAATCAGCTATCTGTGCCTTAATTACACTATTGGCTGGTATCACACAACCTTGCACCGGCATTACTAATGACTGAGATTGAACGCCACCTCTAGTAACAGCAAAGTTAGACCACTCGTCATCGTCAGCTCCATAGGTTATTTGACCAACAAAGCTAGCATTAGCCGACATAGCACTAATTGTAATTTCGTGTATGGTAAAGTCAGATGCAATAGTATTGATTGGAACTATCTGCGTCAAAGCACCATAAGTCCATGCTGCACCGTTTGCGGCTATTACTACTGGCGTGGTAAGAATGGGGTAAATAAATTGACAGGCGTGTAAATCCTCATGCACCAATACAGCCGCTACTCTTGCCACTACTGCCTCTAATAAAATATTCCTCAATGTCCCAATTAAATCTATCACGACAAGAACCACCTCACTTCACGTTCATATATCCACCGCCCATCAGCTTCGGTTAAGGCTCTGGCCCACACCCTCGGCCTCCAGAACATACCCTTGTGCCTATTACTTACAGGACCAGTATTAGCGCCGATGTTAAGATTTGCAGCACAAGATTCAGGGTCGATTAAAGCATCGCCAATCGTAGCGAGGGCAGTAAAGTCGCCTGGTGGTGTGCCACGATAGAATTGCCCAGTAGCCCCTGCCCGAGTAACCAATAGAAAATGCCATGTATTATAAGCCCAACCTATCGAATAGCAGGCTGAACGGGGATTGGTCCCTCCTGGTGGGATGGTAAGGGAATGGCTGTGGCGCAATGTCATTATCAAGTTTGAATAGTGATATAGTTCCCATCCATTGGCGTTAAGCACGAAACGATTCATCAATTCTTGAGAAGGGTCGCCACTCTGGAGATACCACCATCCGCCTATACTATAGTCACCTGAAGTAAAGTCCATAGTTGTAGTCTCGGCTGCCAAACTTGTCAAATAATCAGCAACACCATCAAGGGTGAGAACACCTAAATATGAATCTAGCGTTGTCCACGCAGGAGAACTCACCAAAGTAACAAGCGGATTACCCCGATACGATATGTGCCATCAGGGTTTACTGGCAAGCCTATGTTCGGTAGCACCGCTCTAAGAATTTCTGTATTCGTAAGGGCCATATTGTCCTCCTCTATTTGAGGGTTATTTTCGTTTCTTTAGTATCTATCTCTATCTTCTGGTCGCCGTTGATTATCTCAATAGGCAATCCTAGTCTAACCTCAGACTGAATGCCTTGAGTAACAAGCGACTTCAATAGTTCCCACTGTGCAGATGTTAATTTTATCTCCATACGTCCTCCACGTCTAGCCAAGGTGAGAGGTAAAGGAGTAAAACCCCCCACCCCGACTAGTAAGTTTTCGTCAAGTATAGTCTATGCTCCTTTTATCCTGTTCTGGTCATGAAAAAAGGGAAGATTTTTAGACCTTCCCTTCTATGGATTGTTGAGAATTAACAGTTTATGTTTTCATATTTTTCAAGAGTAGCATTTGAGCTTCTCTAACTGCTAACTCCTCGTCTGTTAGTATGCGGGTAGATTTGGTCACGCTTGCTTGGAATTTGATGGCTAATTCGGCTTGAGGTCTTTTTAGTCGCAGATAAGGTAAGATTAACTTTAAGAACTCAGCTGCCCTACCTCTGTCTACTGACCATTGATAACAAGGCCTTGGGCGCTTATCGCTCTTTAAGGTAATGATCCCTCCTCCTATCGAGAATTTAAGGTACTGCACAAGCCATTCGCTGGTATTTGTAACAGCAACCCTTAGCCTCCAACAGGGTCTACCGGGATTGCGCTTTCTGTGGTCTGCACTAATCCCGATATACCCTTCACCATCTACTATTCCAGCAATATAGGCTAACTCAGTTCGTTTCACTTCTCACCCCTTAGATATTATAACATCTTTGAGGCTAAAAGTCTACCCTATACTGCCTCCCATGTATGAACCCCGCCAGTCAAGTGTAGTAGCACCGAAGATTAAGCGGACACGGTAGAATATGTTGTCAGTCGCAAAGTCACCACCCATCGGGTTGATTGCTCCGCCACCAACTGTTACCTTGTCGCTTGCCTTCATGCATATTTCAGGTCTCTCATGCCCGGTAAGATGAGCAGCCTCAATAACCCGTATATCATTCGGGTCAGAGAACAAGTACCACTGAGTATTCTGAGAAGCCGCAGAACCGTTGGCAGTAGCCGCAGCCGGTAGATACGGGTCAACTATTAGCTGTAAGCCGTATTGGGGTAAAACATTACTGGTCGGCCATGCCGTTCCAGCAGCACCACCAGTATATCTCTTCTCAGATGATGTCAGGATTTGGCGAGCTGTCATTTCAAGAGCCGGGGGTACTACCAAGAATTTAGCCCTGCAATAGATTGGTTCACCGGCAGCATCGGTGCGTCCTGCCATAACCTCAAGTCCTTGCTCCAAGAATCCAATAGTCAGAGCACCAGCAGTTTCGTTAAGCTCGGCAGCTAAAGTAGAGTATAGCGGGCCGCCAACCACATGAGCGATACCACCAGCCAGGTCATACGCATACTGACCAACAACTATCCGATGCTCAGTCCTTTGTGCAGCCATAGCGAACCGGGTAGGGGTGTCCTGTAAGGCACTCAGGTCATCGTTTATCATGGCCTCCCAGGATATGTCAAACTGCCGACCGTACTTGTCAACCGATAGTGCATAGCGGTCTGCGTTCCTGTCACTTGCCAGGTATTCGCTCTTTTCTGCGACTATATCAAGATGCTCGTCTCCACCTCTCATAGCGAATCTATATCCGCCAACCTGTGGAGCTATGCGGGGTACAGTAGATAGTTTGGTATATGGTTTCCAGACAGGCGGGGTAGCCTTGTAAGCTGCCAGCATCTGTCTGTCAAGAACATCACCAAACAGAAGAGGGAAGTCTGAGGTTGTAAGCGCTTCCCTGAGTAGGTATTCGTGCTTATGGGCTGGAAGGTTTGAGGTATTTGAGAGCAGGTTAATAACCTCCGTCAACCTGCGTTCATACCCTTCAGGTCTCTGAATATCACTTGCAGAGACATAACCACTCCAGTCCTCCATTAACTTCATTAGTTCCATTAGAGTTTCCTCCTAGTTTATTTTTCTACCTTGATAAACTTCTCTAAAGCCATCAAGACCGATGGTTCAATCTCCAACGTCTCAGGTAATTCCACCTTATCAAAAATCACCTCAACCTCCTGTGCCATCAGCTCATCAAACTCAGCCCGGAACTTATCCCAGCCTTCATCTTCCGGTGATACCCTGGCTTGGTTCGGATTCTTCTCGTCAGGTTTGCCATAGGTCTTTACTAGCCCTGCTCGCACCTGTTCAACTGGTATCATAAATTCATTGAGTTTCTGCACAAGTTTAACCAATGCTAAGCTAGTCTTGACAGGGAACTTGTTTGCCACTAATTGTTGAAGTGGCACCTTTGCGTTTAAGATTTCACCGTTTGTTAGTTTCACTTTCTTACTCCTTTTGTTTACTTATTTATCCGTGCTCATACAGGCGAATGTAGCGGTCAACGCCTGCCGCTGCAAGTCGAACCCGAACTTGGTAGTCCGAGTCAGCCGTGTTGTCGGTATTGGCTTCCAACACAAAGCCACCAGCTTCAGCGCCAGCAGCATCGTTGAAGTTCCAGATGTAACCGACTGCATTGGTGCCTTCAAGTAACAGCCATGAAGAACCTGTCTGCACTCCTGTGTGTTCTCGTATTCTGACGACAGTATCTCGACCAGCAGGAGCATGGGGGCTGTTGTAACCTATGTCGATTAGCATCTTCGCAGCCACATCATTACCCAGGTCTTCACTATACATGGAAATGAAGCTGAAGATTTCTATGTTCTTGTCAGCTACTGCGGCATTGTAAAGTGTCAACATCATCCAGTCATTGATGTCATCAGCGATGGACATATCAATGGAGAGGGCGTTGATTTGGGCAGTTCCGGTCTGTATGCCGGTTACGTCGTAGTTGATAGCGAGACCTCGGCTCATGCCTCCTGCAATAGTTGATGCATCGGTTACGTCTATGGCGAACGCATTTTGCGAGACTGCGCCTATAAACGTAGCGTACATGGCACGGTCAGTCCAGCCGTTGGGGTCAAAGTGAACCTTGACTGCAATCCTTTCGGTTTCGTTGGATGCAACGGTGCCAAGAGCATAGCCAAATGGTAGTTGGTTGACTACGTTATTGATTTTGCTGACTAGCCCTGTTGTGATGTTGATGTAGAGCTTTTCACCTGGGATGACTGTACAAGCCCCTGCATCGTTTTCACCCTTCACGTCTACGCACCAAATACCCTCGGTGTCTATGGTCATGAGGGGATTGCCTAAAGCTGCAGTCTGTGTAGTAAACGGCATCCCAACCGCTTCCTCGAACCAGACTCCGTATCCTTTAGTAACATAGGATACCTGGGAGCCGTGAGAAATGTTGTCTCCATATAGCGTAACGTGCCTGCCTTCATAGGTTGAGGATATTTCATCTCCTATAGCGCAGACATCCGCTGCTGGATAAACTCCTTGTGGACTCATTATATTGTACCTCCGTGTTATTTTTACTTAGTAGGACTATCCCACTTTTAGCGCCCAGAGACAGCGGTTTCAGCCTTTTTCTCAGCTTCTTCCTCGGTTTCTCCCTGGGCAATATAGCTCTTTTTGAAGGACTCTTTAAGGGCTTCCTTGTCCTTATCGGTATTAGCTTTTGAAGCCCCTAAGCCCTTCACTTTGCCCGCCTCGGATAGTTTGGCGATATAATCCACCTCGGACTGTATCACTTCCTCTATTCCTTCAGCAGACTCCGCATCCTTGAACCTCTCGATAAGACGTTCTTTAGCAGCATCGGGTAGCTCGGCCTTATCTACAGCCTCTTTAATAGCGGCTTGTGCTTCGGCTTTTGCCTTATCCTTTTCTGCTTTTTCAGCGGCTTCCTTGAGGTCATCACGCTCTTTGGTTAGAGTCGCAATCTGGTCGTCCTTTTCCTTGATAAGTTCTTCGTTCTCCATTGCTTTTTTAACCTCCTTGGTTATTTCTTCCCTGACTACAGACTCAATAGACTTCACTAAATCAGGGCGTTTCTCCCTTAATCCAGACAACTCTATTAAGTCAATATCATGGTTTCTATCTGATTCGTAAAATGTGACAATTCCTCCGGCACCAGGTTCAGTAACAAAATCAACTGACCTGCATCCTGTAAACTCTTCTATTACCAGAGTAGTTTCACCTTCGATGGTAGATTTAGAAGCATTGCCCACGGCATTGATAGAAATACCCATCTCGGAGAGCAATTTCTTATCTCGCAGCGTAGCAAGTTTCGTCATCAACCAGGACTCGATGATTTCAGCAACACCAGTAATAACTCCATTCTCGTCACACGTTACGTCTTTTAGCACAGCAACCCACCCTGTATTCTTTATCGACCTCTCAGGAAGGTCTTTGTCTTCCTGTTCTGTTGGGTGGTCGGCATACATCTTTTGACCTTCGAATACTTTGTAATCCCGCTTCAGCATTTCGGCAGGATAATATCGTGACTTATCAGCGTTAAAGCCAGGCTTAATAACAATTACAGTGGCTCGGCCTTTATCGAATGTAGCCTCAGTTAGAGGTACATAGCTCAGTACATATTCCCGTGTCATAGTTTCCTTTACCCACCTCGGTATGTCCTCATCCTCTACATCCAACTTTCTATATTCGGCTCTTATTTTCCTTTTAACAGCAGGTAAATCAGTAGAAGGGATTGCTACCCTCTGCCCCCTGAATCCACCAGGACTTAGGGCAGCAGCCGCTCTACCAAGTTGAGCTCGGGTAATTTTCTTTTCAGGGTCTTCCCATAACCTCAACTTCCAGGTAGATGACTTCTCAGGGTCCGGGACATAAGCAAAAGCCGTAGCAGGGAATTGAACACCATCCTCAGTCTTCATCACTGCTTGTTCTTTGAGCCAGGTTAAAACCGATGCAGCTTCTTTTGAAACCTTCTTGATTTCGTTCTCTTCCGGGACTTCAGATGATAATAGTTCCTGACATAGTTCAACTATCTTCTTTATCCGGGCGGCATCCTTCACAGCATTACGCTTTCCTGCTTCCTGAATAATCTCGGAGTATGTTTCCCGGAGTGATTCCATTGGCTTATAGACTGTCTGCTTTAGCACCTTCTC